TCAAGTCTTCAAATTTGCGGATTGAAAATATTCATCGACTTTGTTCTTTATTAATTCCCACTCGCCTTGCGCAAATATTTGTGAGCCTCCTTCGCTCGATATTTCTACCGTTTTACACTGGACGTCTAGTTTAATTTTTGTCTCATTGAAATCGTGATCTTGTGGGTATTCACATCTTATTATTGATTCTGTTTCAAAAACTTCAGACATTGCTCATTCTCCTGGGCTTGTTTTAATTGTTCGCTGACGAATGCCGCCATATTTGGCGAATCGTCTTTAATCCACTTCCCATAATGTTTTTTCAGCATCGCAGTGTCTTTGTGTCCCATTTGATGAGCAATCCATTCTTGCGGAATAAAAGCGCTCAGCAGTTGGCTAGCAAAAGTGTGTCGACATTGATTTGGCCCCCTGTGCCTAAGCTTCGCTGCTTTCATTACAAAAGTAAATCTTTTTTGCCAGGTAGGCTTAGTCCAATGACTATTGGTTTGCGGGTTTACGAAAACAAAAGAGACATCCTCTGACTTCTTCGTTAGATTGTCGCGTTGTCTCACTAGTATGTTTTTTGGCTTGAGCATAAAGCTTATTGTTCGCTGAGCCTCTAGCCACGGTTTAGCGTTATCTACTAGGTCTATTGTGCGTTCTCTTGAGCGCTCCTTTGGAACTTTGAATTCAGGACAGACTCGCGCTCGGTTTACTTTAACTTTTCCAGCACCAAGATCGATGTCCTCCCACGCCAAGCCAAAAGCTTCTGAAAGCGATAAGCCAGTCCAGCAACTAAATAAGATCATGTTGATTTCATATGGATACTTTTTGGACAGTTTTTCCAGACGAAGAAGTTCGCTCACTTCAAATGGATCAGCTTCGGTATTTTCAGCAAGTTCAATGTTTTTTATGCGTTCTAACGGGTTGACTCGTATTACTTCATCGATGAAAGCATCGCCCCAAACTCCGCGAATGATGGTAAAGATATCATTGACAGTTTTTGGAGCTAACCTCTTATTGATTAACTCGATCTGAAATCGTTCTAATCGGCTCTTAGAAATGTTAGATATTCTCTCATTTCCAAATTCGTTGATGACGTGCTTGGATTTAGAGACGTAGTTTGAATAAGTCGAAGGCGCTGTTTTTACTTCCTTAATGGCTAGCCAGTTCTTAACACCCTGGGCAACAGTCCGCTTCGAGTCCAAGCTGCTATCTACAAGGGACGCGTTTTTTGAGTTTGGAAAATGCGCCATAAAGTCGAATCGATTTTCCTTTATCTCGACGAGTATCGAGTTTCTTTTGCGCTCAGCGTGGTTAATATTTGCCTGAGTTATCTTGTGGAGATTGTCAGGCTTTTCTCGATACCTTCTACCTTTAAAACGAAATTCAACATATATTTTGTCTCGATGGATGAAAACACCGGCTGGGATCTTTAATTTACTCATAGCGTTTTGTTCATCTTGATTGCGTGAATTTTAGCTTCTTCTTTTCGAAGAGAGTTGAAGACAGTGGTTTTCCAGATTGGTATCCAGAATAGATAGGTGACGCGTCTTACGTGCCAGGTGGGGGTGATTTCTTCTTCATACCAAAAGTCATTGCGACTAAAGGCCTCATACTTTTTTCCTAGTAGCATTGTGAACTTTCCTTTTTCCAATTTTTATCAAAAACAGTTCCCAAGCTGCGCCACTGATTTGACGATCTCCAGACTCCCATCTTTGCCAAGATCGTAAATTCACGTGAACTAATTCAGCGCACTGGGATTGTGAAAAGCCCGCTTTAATACGGGTCTGTTTTATCATTTCGGAATCGGGTATATCTATTGTCATGTCCCGATAAGTCTCACTTTGCTAACGAATAACTATACGACCATTGGTCGTTAGTGTCAATAACCTTGCCGAATCCAGATTTCAATCTCTCTCCAATTATAGAAATAGTTGTTATCTGGTGCTTTTACCCAGTGTACACCTTCAAGCCATTCGCCGCGAGCGCGCTTTTTCCTGGCCGCTTCGGGAGAATAACCGTTTATTGAGGTTAGCAATTTTGCTTTTACCCAATCACCTGGGATTGCGTTGATTTGTTCTGTCATGCTCATGCCTCCAATAGTTTGTTAACGGCCTTAACCTCATCCATGCTAATTAGCGATGTGTTATTAGTCATTTGCTCAGGAAGGTACTGCTTGAATCCAGGGAATTCGGTTAGTAATTTTTTAGTAGTACTTGTTCTGCGAAGAGCCATGAAAATTGTTTGAACTTCATTTTCGATTTTCGAACACTCTCGCTTAAACGCTTTTAAGGCTGCGAGTATTTTTTTGTTCTTGTTGTAGTCCATATAGGTATTCCATTCGTTGATCTCAACACAGAATGGAACAGACGAGACTTTGATACTGTGAACATTCCTAAATACTTTTGAATAGGAGAAAGTCTGGCAAGAAAGGTCGAAGATAGATATATTCTCTGATCTTATGTGAATTATAAATTGATTTCGTTTCCGCAAGTAACCTGTGTTAGCTAGTTCCTTGTTCTCGTTGTAAATATTGATAGACTTTTTAAACTGTTTTTCGAATTCTTGATTTAAGATTGCTTTCAATTTATCTAGGTGCTCTTCGTATTTTGCCTTTCGCTTCTCTTTATACCAGCTTTCTAGAATGTGAAGTTTTAAGTTATTGGTCATTCTACTCATAATTTCATCTCCTTAGATGATTTCATAATCCAAATTGATGGGCAAGTCGCTTTCATCTTCGACAATTAGTACTGGCGTACCCTCGTCTAAAAAAATATCGATGTTTTCCTTGTCGCAATCAAAAGAAACAATCTCGGTTCCAATCCATTTTTGACTCATGTAAGTTAATCTAATCATTTATAAATACCTCGCTTTAGGAATGTTTGATTGATGTTATGAATAAGCTTTAATTAGCTCATTCCGATTTACAGATAGCAAAGTTGCACGGCCTTCTCGCGATAACGGTATCGGTGCAAATTCATAGATAGCTGTGCCGCGGGCACCACCAGATACCGGTGTACCTGCTTTGACTAATCTGTCTGACTTACCTGGTTTGCCTTTGACCCAGTAATCAGCTGGAGCTAGGAAAGCAATTCGACCGATGATAAAAGTGATTGAGGACGCGCGACGCAATATTGGAGAGTTATAAATATCTCCGTTAAGTGTCGGCATAACTAACACCGTCGTAAAGCCGTGGTTTTGCTCTTTGATGATTTGCTTGATCCATGGTGTTGGCGCAGAGTAGGGCGGGTTTAAAAAGCCCACATCCCAGTACTTCGACCACTCAACAGATAATGAATCTTGCTCAGTGCTGAGAAAGTCTTTACAAAAAGAGTTCTCTTCATCCGCGGCTAGATCAACGTCAAAGTCATACATAGAGTTAAGCCAGTTAAACATCCATTTAGGTGTTCGCCAGCAATCTCTTTGCTCTTTTGTTAAGCCGTATCTTCTTATCGTTTTTGTTTGCATTTTTTAGCCTCTTCCAACTGGTCTAACGATGTTGATAAGTTAGCGATTAGAATTAAGATATTGATTAAAGGTATAAAGCTCATAAAGAGAACGAGGAACAGCGCAAGCCATTGGTCAATTGTATAGCCACCGTTTTTTGTGTAGGCGTAAATAGCATTTAGTAGGGTGCTTATTACGCTAAATAAAACTGTGGCTAAATAAAAATCAAACATCTCTATTTCTCCTATTGAATGTTGATCTTCACACCTTGATAGCTATCAAAATTTAATTGATTAATTCGTCTATCAATGGCGATTCTTGAGTAACCTTTGCTTTGCATTTCGCTGACTGCCCGCTTAATTATCGGCTTCATGTAAATGTCAGCTTGCTTCTTGGTTACTGTAATTCTCTCGGCTTTTCTTCCGTTTCTTATCGATGCTTTTATAAACTCATCGAAGTAGTGAATTAATTGCTTTCTGGTCATGAGTCCTCCTCAAAAAATTCAAGTAAGATTTGAATTAGTTCTTCTTCATCCATGTCATAGCGATGTGCAATTTCAAGCCAGTCTTTCCCGTTGGCATGATCTATCCATGCTCGATCTCTTTGTAACCTGGTTAACTTTTTGAGTCGCACATTTGCATAGTTTTTACGGTCTCTTTTGTTTCTACAGTTTCGGCAGACATTACCGCGTCCGCCGTTGCTTATTTCGCTCGGCTTTACTCTTTTTGTACATATCGAGCAACGCGCTCGATTACGAGAGTTCAGCTTCATTGATTAACTTTTACCTCGACTACTGGTTAGTCTTGCCCCCATGTACCCGCGCAAACTCAAAAACTGTTCGTTCTCCAGAAGTTCGTCTGGATCTTTTTCAGATAAGGCGATTAATTCTTCGGAAGTGAATGCTTCGTCGTGCTCAAAGCCCTCGTCATTCGGAACGTTGTAAACTGGTTTGCCTTTAGGGGTTTTATATTCAACAACGTCGATAGAGTGCTCCTGGATAAAAGTGAGAGGTACGAGGTCAAATATCCAGCTATGCTGCTTGCAACCTTTCCATTGATCCGCAGTACTTTTTAAAGCTGACTCATGGCGTTTACAAAACCAGGTGGCGTCTTGACCTTCAAGTATCGGCTGAGAGTGTCGACAGTTTCTGCAGTGAGCGCGCTCGGGCAACATGTCGCCCCAATAGACAGCCTGGTAATCTTCAGATTTGTAGTTTTTGATTTCAAAATAGTTGCGATTAGGGTAACTACTTTCTGGTGGAATAATGGCTTCGAGGATTCTTTCAGCCTTATCTTTCAGTCCAGCCCACGCGAACTTTTCAAACTTAATTACTTCGCAATAAAGTTCAGATGTATCTTTGTTGTAAACAATCTCTAAGGCTCGATCTAAATTCGTCTTAGCCATATAGCATTGAACTTGCCCCCAGTATTCTGGGCTAGTTGCTTTGATGCCATGGTCTTTGAAGTTTTTGAAACGATCGTCTTTAGCTGATTTAAGCTCTAACACAGCCCATTTATCTGTGTTTGGTAGTCCTTGGATAACACCGTCACAGCTACCTGCGAAATGTCCACCAAGCATCTTGAAATTGATTTGATGACCAGTATCCGGGTCTACTTCAATAACATTAAAACGCTTTTCTTTGCGAGCCTCTTCATCTCCCCAAACATCTAGGCCAAGAGTCTTTGCATCTTCTTGTGTTACTTCTTTTAGAAGCCTTATGATTTCATCTTCAAGCAAGTTTCCTAGACTAAAAATCCGAAGTGTGCGAGCAGGGTGATTCCGTGGCAAACACCAATGAAAATCTAACCATAGCGTACGCTCATCCTCTTTACCGATTTGACTCATTCCAAGGTGGCCGCGAGGAACTTCAGAGCGATTGATTCTCTCCATGCTAGCGTCAAGTAAATCGATTACACTGACTGCAGAGATCTCAAAATCCTCGACTGGCATATCGCCAACGGGTGTTGATTCAGTGGTTGGCTTTTCTTGTTTCTCTTTAGCTAATTGCAGAACTGTTTTTGATAGCATTCGCTAAGCTCCTTTATGGAATAAAATTTCAGTCACTTCTTTTTGTTTATCGTTTTCGTTTACCTTCACTTTCCAAATGCGCCGAAAGAAATTACCGCTTCTAAGAATTTGCTCAGCCTCGATCGCATTCCGTGGGATTGGTGCGCCGTTTTTCATAAGTTGTACCCAATCCATTTTTGCAGCTTCACCGGCTATGCCAGGAGCACCGATAAGGAGTGTTTTATAGGCGTAGTTCATTAAGCCGCCAGAGAAGGTGATTCGGATTACTGGTTGACCATTGCTGATATTTTTATGAAGAGAGCCGCTAACTTTCTTAACCCGAATCTCAACAGGTTTGTAGCCAGCTTCACTCGATAGAATTGCGCCGGTTCCTGCTTTCCCTTTATGGCTAACAAACACATGGTCGCAAGCGACACATTTCGCGGCGGTAGGGGCGTTCTCTTGGCCGCATTCAGGGCAAAGCTTAAAAGGTGGAGGTGTAAATTGTTCGCCGCATACGTTGCACTTACGGGCGTAGAAACCGATTATCGCGCTACACTTCGGACAATCCTTCGTGCGTTTATCTTTCGCTTTTTCTGCTGGGGGTTGAGCAATATCAATTGGCCCGAATCGGTCGATACAGCCACCAAAATCGAGCATCAAACAATCTTGCTTGCCTGTCTCTGGAGAAGGGCGAAGACCTCGACCAACCATCTGAACATATAAGCCCAGCGACTTAGTAGGGCGTAGCATAGCAATGCAATCGATTGGTGGGATATCTGTGCCTTCAGTTAAAACCCCTACATTAGCGATACCATGGATCCGCAGGTTTTCTGCGTCTTCAATAATCTTTTCCCGTTTAGTCTTGGGTGTTATCTTTTTATCGCCTGTAAGTACAGGAACTATATAGCCTCGCTCGGCGAGCATATCACTGACCATCATTGCATGATGAACAGATACGCAGAAAAATATAGTTAGCTTACGTCCTACGGAAAGGCGTTCCCATTCATCGAGAGCGGCATTTAGAACGCTTGTCTTTTCCGCCGCAATCTCTAGTTCCTTTTTTACGAAATCATTGTTGACAGTCCTTATCCCTGTGGTATCGATATTCGAAATTTCAGAGGTTCGTGGCGCTACAACTACACAGAGATATCCTCTATCGATTAGCAGCTTAATTTTGACTTCGTAAGCTACGCCATCGAAAAGCTTTGATTTGTCAAAACGCCCTCCTGTTTTATAAATTAATCCGCCAGTAGTCCGATAAGGAGTAGCAGTAAAGCCAACCACCATAAGTCGAGGGTTTTCACCTCGAAGATGGTTAATAATTTTTTGATATCCGGACTCTTCTTTTGGGCTGATATTGTGAGCCTCATCAATAATAATGAGGTCAAAGATCCCACAGTAATCGAGCGCATTCACTAATGAGTCTCGGCTAGCGACTGTTATTGAACGAATTTCTTTGCGACCAATCGAAGCAGCAAATACACCTATAGGTGCCTCGGCCCATATCTTTTTGGTCTTATCTTCAGCTTGAGTGATTAGCTCAGCTCGGTGAGCTAATACAAGAATTCGAATTGATTCAACCTCTCGCTTTAATCGTTTGATCAACGAGCCAAAAATAATTGTTTTACCACCACCGGTAGGGATGACGACTAAGGGAAATTCGCCTGGTCGTTCTTCCCAGAACTTGTAGAGGTTATCAATAGTTTTTTGTTGGTAATCGCGAAGTTGCATTCGAATTCCTGTGCGCCCCGAAGGGCGCTTAATTAATTACTGAGCTTGTTTTTTTAGGAATGCCGGAACCTTATCTGGCTGCGATGTTTGGGCTTGCTGTGGGGTTTTCTGAAGGCCTTGGCTTTGTTGCGGCTCTGAAGGTGCTACATATCCATTAGCCGATTTAAAGGCTTTAATCGTATTTTTGTCGTCGTATCCTTCTTGCTTTTGTATTCCTACTTTGCCAACAAAAACCTGGCCTTCTAAAGCGGTCACGGACGAAAACAAAAGTTGACCACTGGGTTCGTACCCGCAAGCTTTTATCCAGCTTTTCAATTCACCTACACCGATCTGAACGGCTTTAGCAGATTTATTCTTTATGTTGAACATTTGGAATATCTTTCGGCCTGCTTGCTCACCGTCGACGATTTCAAATTGCACGTTGATGTACTTGCCAGTGCCATCGTTAGTCGTTTTCAGGGTGACGTCTACAGCTTGCATTGGGTATTCATTTGGTGGAACTACGTCAAAGTCTGTTTCTGGTATTTCATCCAGGTCATTACAAATTATTAAATCTTCTTGTTGCATGGTTAAATTCCTTATTCAGTTAAAAAATCGATTAATGCTTGCTGTGTGTAAACAACATTTTTTGGTGATACTTGCTTATGCTTTGGTGCTAACTCAGTACCTTGATGCTTTCTCAGGTTTTCAGCGCTGCAGCGAACGAGAACGGCAGCTTCTCTTCGGGTGTATGTTTTGTGTGGTGATGTATTTGGATCTTCGAAAACCTGAAAAAGCAATTTGCGTTCTTGTTCAGTCATGATTTACCCCTTTTTGGTGTCAGCGAAAAAAGCGTCGTAATGCTCAAGGAATGCACTGAACTCAAGCGGAAGTTTTTTCGGTAGGTTGTAACGGTTCTTAGCGTCATGAGCTGCATTGTGTTGCGTATGTAATTCACGACGGCCATAGGACTTGGCGACTGTTCGTTTGTTGAGCCCTTCGCCAACTTCTTTTTTGGATTTATCAAAGTCGGCGAACAGCAGGGCATCAGGCCACTGTTTGAGAAGCGGTGTAACTTGCTTTTCGCTGGTCGCTAATGTGTAGTGGTCGTAGCTTTCACCGGTTGGATCGTTAAAAGCTTTTACAACAGAGTGAGCAATAATGATGACATTCATATCGCGCTCACTTCTTAAAAAAGAGAGACAATCCAAGACTTCTTTGAACTTCTCGCCAACCATCTTGTAGCCTTTGCCGTAGCCTGCATCTTCAATTGAGTCCCAGCCATGCTGTTGGCAAAGAGATTTGCTAATGATTTGTTCAAGCCAATCTGCTGAATCTACAATCACTGTCTCAAAGTGATGCTCTTCTTCGGCGAGAGTGATGATTGCCGCTCGAATGTCTTCTAAGTTCTGAGGAGCAGGGAAGCGGGTTACATCTAAACCGTCTGAGCCGTCTTCAGCACCAATGAAAATTGGATTAGGAGCACCAGCGGCGAAAGTGGTCTTGCCGACGCCTTCTAGGCCGTACAGCGTGATACGAAAGGGCGTTTTTCGTTTACCAACGATTAAATTGTCTAATGACATTTGGTTCATTGCTTTTTCTCCGGAGTGAGTGAAACAGATGGGTTGGCGGGTTTCTTTGTTAAGAACGGGAGTAACCTGGCCCAAACTTCTGGCTTACTCTCGGCGAGTGCCTTTGAGTCTTTGAGCTTTTCCTTAAAAACAATGTCGAATGGAAATTCGTCAATTGGGGGGCGCTCTTCATTAACGAAGTCAAGCAATGCGACTTGGTCCCAAATTCGATTTTCCTTTCGGTCGACCCTAAGGCGATCGAAATTTCGGACGCCAAATGTCTGTCTTTTTAGCGATTCGATTACCTGCAGGTTATCTAAAATCAATTTTTTGCATGCGCTTAACTCGCCATTTGCATCATCAGCAATCTTCTTAAGAGCCTCAAAATCGGCCTGTAATTGGGCTAACGTTTTCATTTCATTTATTACCTTTGTTAATTAAAAAGCATTAATGATAGCGAAACGTAACCAATTTATTTCAGTATGTCAATAAATAAATGATCGCGAAACGCAATCAAAAATGATAGCGTAAAGAGATCAAAATATTGCTTGACAGAAAACTATGGATAGGCGTAGGTTAAAAAAAGGACAACAAAAAAGGCCGCAATTGAGCGGCCCTTTTAAGGTAAGAAAATGATTAGATTATTGATTTACTGCTTTCTGAATCCGCAAAGTATTGCAGGGCTAACCTTTAATATCTCTGCTAGTTGGATGATATCGAATATATCAGGTGTTCTGCGGCCTGCCTCCCAGTATGCAATTCGGGTCCTTGAGCAGTTCATATACTCTGCTAAGTCTGTTTGCGATCTAAACCCAGCTTTCTTTCTGTATTCAGATAAGCGCTTACCAATATCTACTGCGATTTCTTTTCTTTGCATTTCATCCATGAAATTAGCTCCAGATTGACTTTAAATTCACTGAATTACCTCTGAGGAAATTCAAAACTCAAATGACAAACTATCACAAAACGTGACGAAAAGCGACAAAAAGTGACGAAAAGTGATAACAATTTGTTTGCATTAAGGAAAACGAATTGTTGTCAATATCGATAACCATACGGATACAGGACTATGACGGACATATTTGACCATGCCTCTGAATTAGAGGAATTACACCGACAACGGGCGCTAGAGAGCCATAAGAGCAGGGAGTCATCACCTTCTGATGATTGCGTGTCTTGTGGCGCAATTATCCCTCAAGCAAGGAAAAAGGCACTTCCGGAATGCAATCTCTGTATCGGATGCGCAACGATCAAAGAGCTACGGAGAAAGCCATGAAACACCGTTCAAACAAAGGCCAAAGCACTAAGCGCGGCTCATATTCTCGCAAAGTAAAGGCGAGAACCCATCCAAAAATCAAACACTCTGATTATCCACCGAGGACAACACGATGATAACTGTATGCATATTAGGCCCATACGCCTCTGAATCAGTCTATGAGCGAGACCTCAATGTCGAAGCTGTTCGCTATATCGGACTCAAGGTGGCAAGGCTTGGCTTAGTGCCTGTCATGCCTACTGTTGAAACTCATAGGTTTGACCATGCCCAAGATAAAGCTTTTTTCGTTGATGCAGCGAAAGAGAAGATCCGCCGAAGCTCAGCAGTGTATCTGGTTGATGGTTCTGAGTATTCGCTTAATACCATGCGTTTAGCTGAGTACGCCAAGGAAATGAATATCCCGATATTCCACAGTCTTGAGTGCTTGAGGATCAATTACAACCTGGATCCAATAGGAGTCTAAACAATGAAGTCATTTGTAAGCGCGGCAGCACCAGAGAAAGCCATTCCATTGGAAGAAATCGAATATCAAAAGCTCTACGAAGTGATTGGCGAGGGTCACATTGTCCTCAGAGTGAATCTGAAATTTGCGATAGCACTGAATAGTGGAGGTGCAGTAAGCGCCCTCTATAACTTCGAGCTTTGCTCAGGAGTGTTTCTAGCTCGACCACTTCAATCTGGTGAGCATATCACTATTGTTCAAGACTAAAGGGGATCCAAAGTGACTAACGAAAGAAAAGTTAAGTGTTCTGTATCAAACGAAATGATTTCAATTAAAGACATGCAAATTTGTGAGTGCTGCAGCCAACCATATCACAGAGAAAAGTGCGGTCAGAAAATTCCCTTTAAAGATGATTTTCTTGAGATCTGCAATAACTGTAAAGCTAATGGAGCGTTCTTTCAAACGGATGAAAATTCATGATCTACGCGAAAAACAGAACCAACTCATATGAATACCTTGTTCGTTTAGATGGCATCAAGAATAAGTTTCAGGGTTGGCGCAACCAAATCGAAAAGAATCGAAAGCGCTTTAGTCGACCTGAGCGTCGGCGCAAATATGCTGAAGTAATAGAGAAGGAAAAGGCTGAGATAGCTGAGCTTGATGAAAATTTCACATCACTGGTCTGTTACAAGTGCGGCGCTCGAACCAAGATTCTTTTTGATGATCGAGCTTGTAAGACGTGTACAAGTTTGGATGAATAAATTTAAAGGAAAGTTTTATGGGTATCTGTAACCACCAAGATATATCTCATTTATGGGACCATGTAAAATGCAAGCATTGCGGCTCAGTTAGAACCGATAGTGGGTGGGGGTTAGCCAAAAATCAATGGTTTGACTCTCTGGAGCATGCAAAGTTTTATCAGGAGAATGGCAGACTACCGGAAAATCCTAAAAGCGATACTGAAATAATCCGCAGAATCATTGAGCGAGGCATGAAGCGAGCACAAGAAAGAAGTGATTCAGAATTCATCGATATTTTTCAACATCTTAAAGATGAATTAGAACGAGTTAAAAATTAAAGGAAAGTTTTATGCGAGAGAGCTGTTGTCATCTGCGCGTTTGCGGGTGTTAAGTTGCAACCAATGGCAAGGTAAGCGCTGGTCAAGTGTAGTAGGTTCGAGTCCTACCTCTCGCGCCAAATTTATAAAATGGGATCAGCAAATTGATCGACAACGCATTAGAACTAATCAGCCAAGGTTTCGCAATCTTCCCGCTCCACAATATTGAGAGCGGGTTTTGTTCTTGCGGTAAAGAATGTCCTAGTCCAGGTAAACATCCTCGAACGATTAACGGGGTCAAAGCAGCATCGAAAGATGAAGAGCAGATCCGCGAGTGGTGGACTAAGTGGCCGAATGCCAATATAGGTATTGCAACGGGTAGGGCGTCGGACTTAGTAGTCTTAGATTTCGATCCGAAAGCAGGCGGCTTAGAGTACCGAGAAGAATTGCTCGAAGAAATACCAGAACTTGCGGAAACTCTAATTGTCTCAACGGGCGGTGGCGGCTTTCATCATTACTTTAGGATGCTCAGTGACATTGGTTGCTCAACTAAAGTTAATGGCTTTGGTCTCGATATCCGTGGCAATGGCGGCTATGTTGTTGCTCCGCCATCAAATCATGTGTCAGGGAATCAATACCATTGGCTCGACTGTGATGACGACGAGCTCAATGAATGTATTATTGATTGTCCTTCAGAAGTATTAGAGTTATCTCGCATCAATCTATCAAAGAACCTGGAGTATAAACCGCTGCAGGGGGCCACTGTTCCACCACTTGATGAAGCGGAAATAGATTATCTAGTTAGTGCACTCAAACACATCAGGCCTTTAGGTGATAACTGGCTGCATGTTGGAATGGCATTACACGAGAAGACTGGCGGTACCATGCAAGGGTTTAACCTGTGGGACACCTGGGCTAAAACTGAAATTGCTTATATCAAAGCTGATCCAAGCGAACACTTAAAAAGGTGGCGGTCATTCAAAGATAACAAGATCGATGGTATTACCATTGCCACTTTATATGGCAAAGCAACTGCTAACGGTTGGATAGAGGAACCTCTAGTTGAACCGATTGTGATGGATATTCCCGGGCTAGAAAAACAAGAAGCCGAAAGGAAGTTAAAACCGCTGCCACTTGTACCAGTTCAACCATTGTTTCAGCCAATATCTGCAAAAGATATTATGAATAAGCCAAAAAGCGAACGAACGGCTAAGCCAATTTGGGGTAATCATGTTTTGTTTCGTTCTGGTCTTATGTTAATAGCTGGTGAACCAAAAATCGGTAAGTCAGCACTATGGCAATCATTCGCAGCGCATGCGTGTACTGGTCGACCATTCTTTGATCTAGAGTTTGAAAAGCCTTGTCGGGTGCTCTGGTTTCAAGATGAAATTCATGAAGACTTTCTTCAAGACCGCCTTAGGCCGATGCTGGATAACTTCGGACAGACTGAGACAGAAAACAATATCGCGCTTCGTGCAATGATTGAAAACAATTTCTTTTTCGTTAATAAGCCAAAGATACGATTATCCAGCAAAGTTAATACAGGTCATCTTGCATTAATGCGTCAGGCAGTTGAGCAGATTAATCCAGATATTATTTGTTTCGATCCAATGGTTAACTTTCTTAGCGGTAATGAGAATGATAATGCAGAGATGAATGAATTTATCGATAGTCTTCAAACACTCACTGAAGCAACCGAGAATCGCTGTGCTTTAGTTTTGATTCATCATATGAATAAATCATCAAAGGTATTAGAAAACGCCTTTGACGGGATTAGAGGAGCGTCTGCTATCCGTGGTAGTTATGACACAGGAATAGTTTTACGTAGGAATAGTAACAATGAAATTGAATGTCATTATGAAACGCGTAACGGACCTTCGCCGGAGCCTCATTTAGTCGAATGGAATACCGAGACTTGGGAGTGGAAAACAAATGCACTCGAATTTAACAAATTGAGCGATGGAACAACGTTGGGTATCAAATTTGATATGCCCGAAGAGTATCTCGATTGCCTCACTCTTTTAAGAGGTGGCGGGCAATTTTACAACAACTGGGCAACACTCATTGCGCGCAAATTTAAAGTAACTGAACGAACAGCGAGAACTAAAATAAAATACATTCGTTCAGAGGGATCTGCATTCATTGAAGAAACATCAAAAAAAGGAAATGTAAACGGAATACTTTTTACGTTTTCAAAAGAAGGCAGAGAAGAGCTTGCGAGGCTAGGGAAAATAGATCCAATTGAGCAAAAACCGACCGCCGGATAGGGAAGCGGACTACATAGGAATGATGCGGAATATTCTGTCCGGAAATGAATTTGTTTCCGTAAGGAAATTCCGTTTTTTTATGCGTGTAAGTTATTGTTTTTAATGAGGAAAAGCTTAGGAAAGTAAGGAAAAAATCAAGTGCTCGCGTCCGTTCGCGTGAGGCGAAGCACGCTGTTGATTTTTCCATATTTCCAGCAAAAATTCAATACAATTAGGAAGAAAAATTATGAATAAAATTTATCACTACGTTTTACCTTTTCCGGTATCAGTAAATGCAATTTATCAGGTCGCTTATAAGCGAATAATTCTCACAACAAAAGCGAGAGAATATAAACAAAAATTAGAGCGTGCTATCGAGAATATACAGGTAGAAAATTTAGGTAAAGCAAGGCTATCAATTCAATATGTTTTGTTTGCCCCGGACAACAGAGATTATGACGTCGCTAATTATGAAAAACTCCTCACAGATTGCTTGCAAGGAGTTGTGTTTGATAATGACAGTCAGATAGATGATAACCGACAAACAAGAGGGCAAGTTGATCCTGCTAATCCTCGGGTTGAGGTTTTTGTTCAGCCTCTGGGTAAAGCTTGTCCGAAATAGAGCGAATTTGCTCTTTAGTTTGCTCGTAGTGTCTTGTAAACATTTTCTTAGCTGGACCTTCTTGCAACACTTTAAGGCTTCTCTGAACCTGAATATCTCTCGAATTAACCGCTAGTGATGCATAAGCAGCCACGAGTGGCAGAACCCATTCGGCTTGATAGGCTTCTATAAGTCTTTTTTGTGTCGCCAATTGCTTTTCATAATCTTGTTTACTTAGTTCCGCATCTTCAACAGCTTTAGTTAATTCACTAATTTTATCCGCGAATTCTAAAGCAAACTCTCTTTTTAAAATTTCTTCGAATTTACTAGGGTCGAACTTGTCTGCATAGATCATTGCACTATCAGCAACTGATGCTTGATCTTTTATCAATTGTGATTGTGTGTTAATAGCGCTCTCTATGACTTCTGCCTTTTTCTTCATTGTCCATATAATGATTCCTTGAGCGATCAATACTCCTCCCATAAGAATTGAGTCTATCCAAAATTTTAACGATGAAGCGCTATTTGCAATCGTTTCTTCCATTTCACAATCTCCGTTCCCAAAAGCTCCATTCTGCCAATTGCGTCCGTTACATGCAATATAGCGACTCGGATGTATCTCAAAGCAATAAACAGTAAATTTTAAGCGTCCTCAATTGGACTTCAAATGCAGACTGGGATATTGCCCGCCTAATTGGGCGGGACTTTTTTATAAGGGTTTAATCATGGCACCAAGTCAAGGTGAGAGATTAGCAAGTTTAGAAACGAGAGTTGATAGAACAGAGCAGGACATAGACTCGCTTCATGGAGCTATAAAGCGGCTAACTAATGAAATCCATAGCCTAGTAATCCTCTTGAGTAAAACCAAAGGCCTAGTAACAGGTGTGTTCTTTGCTACATCAGCATTATGGACTGTATTACTGGCTGGCTGGAAATTGCTTGTTGGTTAAGAGGATGAGATGCCTAAACGACTTCCTACTTATTGCCGTAAGCGTGGTTGTAACGTCATTGTTGACAAGCCTGGTTACTGTAAAGCTCATCAAGGAGATGCAACTAACTGGGGCAAATATCAACGAAAGCAAGGAAACACAACTGACCGTGGTTATGGTGCTGCCTGGCGTAAGACCAGAGTTCGCATTAAGGCCAGGGCAAAAGGACTTTGTGAGCCATGTAAAGAACAAGGATTTATTCATCTCGGCTCCATATGTGACCACATCATACCAAAGGCCGAGGGAGGCACAGACGACGAGTCTAATCTGCAATGGGTATGCGATGCCTACCATAAAAAGAAGACCGCTCAGGAAGGAGCACGAGGGCGCAAACGAGGTGATTAGAGCAAGTTATTCGTTTTAGAAAAAGAGGGGGGCGTCGAAAAGTTTAGAGCTTTTCATAGCGGTGAACGCTCGCCTAGTCAGAAACACACACCCGCGAAATAAGAATTTTCCTAATTGGTAGATTTTGGAGAGATGAAGACACCAACAAAGAAAAGAGCGCGCGGCGGTGGGAGAAAGAAGAAACCTTCAGCGGTTAAAAAGCTGAATGGCAATCCTGGTAAGCGGAAGGTCAATCAGAAAGAACCGCAGTATGGTGAAATAACCCACGTCGATCCGCCAACCTACATGAAGACGGACGGGAAAAAAGTCTGGCACTCGTTGATCGGTTTATTAATCTCCGAGGGTGTTCTGCAAGTTACCGATCTGCACGTCCTTGAAGTTTTTTGTAATTCCTATGCCGTGTATCGAGCAGCAAACAGAAAACTCAATCAGATGGGATTATTAATCACTACGCCTAAAGGTGATTTGAAAAAGAATCCTGCAGCTACGCTCATAAACGAAACTACTCGTCAAATGGCAACCTATGGCGCGATGCTTGGACTCGATCCAGCAAGTCGCCAAGCACTAACTGGAACCGGTGGAGAGGAAGAGGATGCACTTGATGCACTCTTAAAAACGAAACTCAAAAAGCTTGAAGAACGGGGACAGGGTGGTTGAGCAATCGGCGGCGGTCGCGGTTGACTACGCAAACAAGATCGTTAGCGGTGAAAAAAAAGCTTGCCGATACGCGAAGCTTGCTTGTCAGCGACACTTAGCTGATTTAGACAAAGCAGCTAACGATCCAGATTGTCCTTATTACTTTGATGAAGAAGAAGCCCAAATGGTTATCGACTTTATCAATGTCCTGAAGCATTCTAAAGGTTCATTTGCTGGTAAACCTTTTTATCTAGCTGACTGGCAGATCTTCATAGTCTCAGTATTCTTTGGTTGGAAGAAAAAAGAAAACGGTTTTAGAAAGTACCGTACCCTCTACATTGAAGTGCCGAGAAAGAATGGTAAGTCGACTTTGCTTGCGGCTATTGGGCTTTATTTGTTGGTGATGGATGGTGAAGCAGGAGCAGAAGTCTATTCGGCTGCCACCAAGAAAGATCAGGCTATGGCAGTTTGGGAAGAAGCCAAGCGAATGGTCAAAGCGTGCAAGGCTCTTAGAAAGAGAATAAAAATTTATCGATCGAACCTTTCTTTTGAAGCGACTTACTCTAAGTTCGATCCACTCTCAGCTGATGCGGATACATTAGACGGATTAAACGTTTCCGGAGGAATAGTCGACGAGCTTCACGCTCATAAGACTTCAGCGGTTTGGGATGTCCTTGATTCTGGTACTGGATCGAGAGATCAACCTGCAATAATTGCGATTACAACAGCTGGAGGCAATCAACACGGAATTTGTTATCAACTTCGATCAGATTTAATAAAGATTCTCGAAGGAATTTTTGAAGATGACTCAATATTCGGAATTATTTATACCATTGATGGCGATGGAACTGGCTCAATAGATAAAAAGACCGGCCAAAAAAACGATGATGCATTCGATCCGGAGGTATGGGAGAAGGCAAACCCATGTTGGGGTGAGTCAGTAAAAACAGAAGATATCGAGCGGTTAGCTGCAAAAGCTAAGCGTCTTCCTTCTCAATACAATAATTTCCTTACCAAGCGATTAAATGTATGGGTCAACGCGGTTGAGGCTTGGGTCAACGTACCCAAATGGCTTGAGTGTTTTGATGAAATCGACAAAGAAAAGCTCAAAGGTCGTGTCGCCTACGGCGGCCTCGATCTAGCGAGTGTGTCTGATTTAGCGAGTTTCCGGCTTCTATTTCCTATGAGTGATGGAACTTACAAGACATTTGGTCGCGCTTATTGTCCGGAAGATGCGATCGATGATCGATCAAAGCTTGATGGTGTGCCATATCAACAATGGGTTGATGATGGGTATTTGATAGCGACACCTGGCGCAACAATCGATTATGACTTTATCAAGAAAGATATCATGGATTTTTGCGAGATCTACGATATAAGAATGATTGGCGTCGATCGATGGAATTCAACTCAGATAGTTAATGACCTTCTTGAAGAAGAGATCCCGATCGTTGGTTTTGGTCAGGGCTTTGCCTCGATGAATGCTCCTATGAAAGAGCTGGAACGGTTGTACCTTGATAAAGATATTGAGCATGATGGCGATCCAATCATGAATTGGGCTATGTCTAACGTCGTTGCAAAGCTTGATGAAGCCGAGAATATTAAGCCAGATAAAAAGAAGAGTACGGAGAAGATAGATCCAGTTGTAGCCTTAGTCATTGCTTTAGGTGTTTATCTGAATGACGACACTGAAGACGGTGACGATCCTGGAATCATCGATTTAGAGGCCATGTTCGGCGATTCATAAAATCGACTCGGATGTCAATTTCCACAGATTATTTAGCATAAGCCTATCATTGTTAACTTAGGCTTTTAGCGTGTTTGATTTTTTTAAAAACAAACAACTTGAAGAAACTGTCGAAAAGCTACAAAACCAACTTGATTCGATTAAGAACGAGTCAATCAGTTTATCTGATATAGCACCTGGGACAGATCTATGGGACATCTTTGCGGGTGGTCCTTCGACCGCTGGTGTATCGGTCACGCCTAATACTTCAATGAAAGTATCAGCGGTATTTGCTTGTGTTCGTCTCATAGCAAACTCTATCGCAAGTCTCCCGATTCCGGTTTTTAAAGCCGGTTCAGACAAAAGAGAAAAGACTCAACCTTCAATCACTAAGTTACTCAACAAAGAGGCTTGCCCTGCGTTCACTGCTTTTACGTTCTGGCAATACATCGTTATGAGTGTGTTGCTTAGAGGTGATGGCTTAGCCTGGGTCTATCGAGGTTCAAACTATAATCCAACACCTATAGAACTGCGCCCGTTAAAACGTGATCACGTAACGATTAAATCGAAAGATGGGCGGCTTCGCTATGAATTCTACGATGAAAACCAAGATCTCATCGTTCTCGATCAAGATGACGTTCTCCACTTTACCGGCTTTGGTTTCGATGGCGTTTCTTCGATGTCCGTTATTTCATGGGCGGCAATCCAATCAATCGGAACCGCAATAGCAGCTGAAGAATATTCCGGAGAGTTTTTCGCTAATGGCGCGAGACCTGACATTGTTTTAGAGCAGCCGGAAGGTGCGAAAAAACTAACAAGTGAACAAGCTGAGTTAATTCAAAAAACCTGGATGAAAAAATATTCAGGTAAAGCCAAGCGACATTTACCTGCGGTTATGGTTGGCGGGCTCAAAGCGAACCCCATCACTATGAATGCGCATGATTCCCAGCTTATCGAGACCAGAAAGTTCCAGGTTGTCGATATCGCTCGGGCTTTCGGTGTGCCACCTCACATGATTGGCGAGGTGGAAAAGACTTCAAGCTGGGGAACGGGTGTTGAACAGCAAACAATCGGGTTTATTAAATTTTCACTCACTGGTTATTACATGCCTTGGGAACAAGAAATCAATAGAAAGCTATTTCGCAGTGGCAGAGCTGAAGCTGAGTTCAATCTTGAAGGTTTGCTCCGCGGCGATTCAAAAACTCGTGCTGATTTCTATAAATCTGCATTGGGTGGTTCTGCTTCGCCAGGTTGGATGACTCCTAACGAGGTGAGAAGAAAAGAAAACCTTGAGCCACTCAATGACCCAGAAGCAGACAAATTAACAACTTGGACGAAAGGAAACAAAGATGAATCTACAGATGAAGAATCAGAAACTGATGATGATTCAGGCGTTGTACAACCGCCAGAACCCGAGTAATCCACTCGCATCACAAAAGACCGCTTTGAAGGTTCGCAATGAAGGCGAAACAGCAACGGTTTACTTATACGACGTTATCGATCCGTTCTGGGGGATTGGGGCGCAGGAATTTGCAAACACTCTTTCTGAAATCGACGGTGTTAAACAAGTCAATTTACGAATCAATAGCCCTGGCGGTGATGTGTTCGATGCAAGAACAATGACTTCTGCTATTCACGACTTAAAAGGACGCGGTATTAAAGTCGTTGCTCAAATCGATGGTCTCGCCGCTTCAGCTGCAACTTATGTGGCGCTCGCTGCAGATGAAGTTAGAGCGAATAAAGGTTCGTTTTTCATGATTCATAACGCTTGGACCATTGCAATGGGTAACGCTAATGACTTAATGGAAACTGCAGCACTTCTCGAGCAAATCGACTCGACCATTGTTCATGACTACATGAAGAAAACGGATATCGATGAAAGTGAGATCCGCGATTACATGAATGCAGAAACTTGGTTTGAAGCGAGCGACGCGATGGAGCTTGGTTTTATCGATGCAGTTGATAACGAGGATTCTTCTGCGCCATCAGACTTAATTAAAGCGATGGGGTACAAAAATATTCCCAAAAAGGTCTTTAAGCAAACCGTCTCGATCAACTTCGGAGCTGGGGATGAAGACGATACATCTGATTTAGTCAAGAGGCTAAAAAATGCCATTGAATCTGGTGAAATCAAACTTCCTCAGTCTCGCGCAATAGATGACTTAGAGAATGAAAATGACAATCAAAAAGAACCTAATTCAAAGTGGTTAGCTGCTAAACGAAAGTTAGCCACTATTGAGTGAAGTTGATAGCGGCTCCCGTTATCAAAAATTTAAACGTTAACAAAAGGAAACAAAGCAATGAGCAAAACAATTCAAGAATTGCGGGAGCAACGCCAGGCACTCGCTAAAGAGGTTCGACAGCTAGTCGACAACAACGAAGGTTCTCGTTGGGAAGAAAATAACTGTCAAGCGTCTTATGACGATAAAGTCACACAAATTGACCGAATTGAAGCTGAAATCGATCGCAAGCAAAAGGCACTCGATATTGATGCAAAAGCACAAGAGCGAGTTCGTCAGTTTGCAGACCAAAACAATCTTAGTGAAGACGAAGCGGCAGCAATTAAAGCTAAAAATGCCGAGAGCTTTGTTGCATTCGCTAAACATGGTTGGGATGGCTTGGACGAAGACCAAGTCAGAGCCGCTAAGGAGAGAAACGAAAGCATTAAAAATACGATGTCGACTGGCACCGGGTCAGAAGGTGGTTTCACTGTCGCTCCAGAGTTTGCCGCAACTTTATTGGAGACTCTCAAAGAATACGGTGGAATGCGCCAAGCTGCTACGGTGATTAGCACTTCAACCGGAACAGATTTGCCTTGGCCAACTACTAATGCAACCGCGGAAGAAGGTGAAATCGTTGGAGAAAATGCGGACGTGTCAGACGAAGATGCAGACTTCTCAACCATTAGCATTGGTTCGCAGAAGTACAGCTCTAAAGTAATAACTGTTCCTTTTGAGTTGCTCCAGGATACCGCAATCAATATCGAAGCTCACATTGCCCAGCGCTTGCAGACTCGCTTAGGTCGAATCACCAATCGTATGTATACAACCGGTACTGGTATAGGCCAGCCTAATGGTTTGTTTACTGCTGCTGGTGTGGGAAGAATTGGCCAAGCAGGCCAAACCACAAGCCTAACTTATGATGACCTTATCGACTTAGAGCACTCTGTCGATCCAGCTTACCGTCGAATGGGGGCTTCTTGGATGTTTCATGACACTACGCTCCGCGATATGAAAAAAATCAAAGATAACGATGGTCGTCCGATCTGGCTCCCTGGTTATGATGTGGGCGAAGGAAATTCAATTCTTGGCTATCAATACACTATCAATCAAGACGCGCCACAAATGGCAGCTTCTGCGAAATCAGTCGCGTTTGGTGATTTAAATAAGTACGTCATTCGAGATGTAATGCAGTTCTTATTCTTCAGAATGGCTGATTCTGCATTTACTCGCAAAGGTCAAGTTGGTTTCTTAGCGTTCATGCGCTCTGGCGGTAACTTAATCGATGTTGGTGGCGCGGTTAAGTGCTACCAGAACTCTGCGACTTAATATTCGCTTAATGAGCGATTTCGGTCGCTCATATCTTTTCATTCAATTTACCTGGAGATATGAAGATGTCTGATAAAAAACTTAAAAAGGTTCTTATTCTTCGCGATTTCGAAGATTACAAATGTGGCGAAGTTGCAGAGCTTCCCGCTGACGAAGTTGAGCAGCTTAAAAAAGATGGAATTGGTGACCCTTCTGAGAAAGCTGTTGAAGGTCGTCCATTGTATGCCGACCGCAAGAAAGCTGAAGCGGAAGCTGAAAAAGAAGCTAAAAAGTAATCCTGTTTTCAAGGTAGGGGTTTGATCATGCACTTAGTAAAGATTAAAGATCCGCAAAGCACTAAAGCTATCGCGGCTAGACTGGAGACAATCAAAGAGCAATTGAAGATCGATCATGATGATGAAGATCTTTTAATTCAGCGTTTGATTAAAACCGCAGCGGAAAAGGTTTCGAATATCATTCAGAAGCCGTTAATCAATACTGAATATGATCTCGTTTTGGACTGTTTTCCAACGGGTGAATTAACTCTCCAGGTTTGCCCGTTGGTGTCCATTGCTTCTATTTCCTACTACGACGTTAATGGTGTCTTGCAGACTTTTGATTCAGCGAACTATGAGCTTCAGGGGCATGGTTTAGATCCATGTATCTATTTAGTTGAAGGAGCGAGTTGGCCTTCAACCAAAAGCGGCCGCAATCGGGTAATCATTCGTTTAACTGCAGGTCACGGAGATAAGCCTGAAGATCTACCAGAAGAGATCCAACACGCTATCAGTCTATTGGTTGGCCACTGGTATGAAAACCGCGAGGCTTCAAACGACGTTGATATCGATGACGCTCTTAATGCTTTACTCGATGTTCATCAAAGAATTGTTCTATGAAAGCCGGGAGCCTTAATAAGCGCATAAGAATTCAGAAGCCAGTGAGCTCCCTAGATGAGTATGGCGATCAAACTGGTTCCTATGAGTTCTTTGCAAAAGTTTGGGCGAGCATTATGCCGAAGAGCGGTAGAAATACTTTCATCGCTGGCAAGCATACAACCGATACAACCCATGAAATTGAAATCAGATATTCAGAAAAGACTAAACAAATCAAAAGTAATTTTCGCATTACTTATGGAACACGCGTTTTCGAGATCGAGAATCCGCCACTTAACCCCATGGAAGCTAATGAAAGATTAATTTTGATTTGTAAGGAGCTTGAGTGATGACTGAGTTAGTTGAAGGTCTAGCCGAGTTAGATAAGGCACTGAATAAACTTGATGACGCCATAGGTTTTAAAACCCTAAGAGAATCACTAAGGGATGAAGCAAAACCGATAGCTAACGACATTAAGCAACGAATGACTGTCGATACTGGGGCTGGTAGGGACTCTGTTCGCGTCACATCGAATAAAGCTAGCAAGAAGGGCAAGGGATATGTTGCGCAATCGCGGATTCTAGTTGGTGGTGCTGCGACGAAGCGTCGTAGGAAAGCTACTCATATTCCTGTTCAAGAGTTAGGCGGAAAGAAGAGACCAGCTAAGCCCACGATGGTTCCAGCATTCAACGCCGGAGCTGATGGGTTTATTGAACGATTCAAAAAAACACTTGGTAGAAAAATCCTAAAGGCGTCTCAAAGTGGAAAAAGAACTAAGAGATAGATTAGAAAATGATCCAGTCTTGTCGGGAATGATCGACGAAAGGCTTTATCCAATGGCTGCACCAGAAACAGCTCGAGGATCTGTAATAGTCTATGAGGTTTATTCTTCCGAAGTAGATCGACTTTACGATGGACGGGACGGAGAAGAACGAGTTTCGGTCCGCTTTACCGCTTGGGATGCACGTTACAACAAAGCAAAAGCGATAGCGAAAGAGATCAATCGATTGCTCGATGAATTTCAAGGGACAATAGGAAATATTGAATTCCTAGAGATTTATCGAACTGCAAAGTTTTCAAATTATGACTCGGGTGAGAAGAGTTACGGACAAGTTTTAGAATATCAACTGACTTATAAAGAGGTGATCTAATCATGAAAGGTATCGGAACAGAGTTTCGGATCGGGGACGGCGGCACTCCAACTGAAGCTTTCACTGCTGTCGCAAAAGTTTTGGAAATCGGTGAACGCACAACTTCACGTGATTCGACTGAAGACACCACTTTTGATTCAACTGGTGGATACAAAGAGTTCACTCCTTCAGGATTGAAGGATGCTGGTGAGCTATCTCTTGTTTTGAAATATCAACCAGGTGACACCGAGCACGAGCAATTAATCTCATTGATTGACGATGACGCAGTCAGAAATTTTCAGCTGCATTGGCCGAACCCTGGCAGCACACCTATTACTGAAACTTTCGCTGGATTTGTTACTAGTGTCGGTACTGCAACACCTCTTGATGGTGATGTTACTGTGCCGGTAACAATTAAGTTAAGCGGAAAACCACAACGGAGCTAACAAAACATGAACAGTATAGCGGAGAGAATACTGAGCACCGACGACTTTAAGTCTGAGGAAATTGAAATTGAAGAGTGGGGCGGAAAGTTTTTACTGAAAGAACTTTCAGCCCGTGATCGAGAGCACTTCGAAGATCTTTTTATAAAGGTTTCGAATGGCAAAGGCACAGTTAGAGATGTCAGAGCTAGGTTTATTATTAAAGCTCTTCATGACTTAGATGGAAATCGAATCTTTAAGAGCACCGATGCTCAGAAGCTTTCTGAGAAGTCAGGTTCGGTTATCAATGAAGTCTTTGAGAAAGCTCAAAAGATTTGTGGAATCAACGTTGATATCGACGAAATCGAGGGAAACTAGAAAGGCGGCCCCTGCGTCGCTTTCTTTTCTTCCTTGCAAGAACTGTTTTTCATTGTCCGGTTTCTGACTTTGAACATCGCTTAAGTAGTTCTGAACTTAATGAATGGATCGCTTACTACAATCTTGAGCGTTGGGGATTAGATCGAGAAGATTACCGTTCTGAACAATTATGCGCTGTTATTGCGAATACTGTTCGAACTAGAGAGATGAAACCTTTTCGACCACAAGACTTTGCTATTCGACGTGGAAAGAAGCAAACCCAAGAAGAGCAGCTTGCAATATTTGATAACTTAAGGGCGAAGCATGGCAAAGGGTAAGACGGGCGTACTAGCAACATTAGCGCTCAATCTGACAGCGAACTCTAAAGGTCTCTATAAAGGTCTTAGAAACTCGCGTCGTCGGACTGACACTTGGGCGAATCAAATGCGCCGCCAAATCAAGACCGTTTCAAAAGCATTCGCGGGAATTGCTCTCGCGGTTGCAGTCGCATTTTCTGCAATGTATGCAGAGCAGGCAAAGGCGATCGATCAACTTGGCAAAACTTCTGACAAGTTAGGTATAGCTACGCAAGAGCTGGCGGGGTTGAGGCTCGCCGCCGAATTAACCGGTGTGTCACAAAACAATCTCGATATGGGCTTGCAGCGAATGACGCGCAGGCTATCTGAAGCTGCAGCAGGAACAGGCGAAGCTAAAAACGCCATTAAAGAACTTGGTCTTGATGCTCAAACACTAGCCAAGCTTTCACCTGATAAAGCTTTCCGAGAAATATCCGTCGCAATGAACCAGATCCCGAATCAAGCGGATCGAGTTCGTCTTGCATTTAAACTATTTGATACTGAAGGTGTTAACTTGGTTAATACACTTCGGCTTGGTAAGAACGGTTTAGCCGGTGCTGCAGATGAAGCAGAAATCTTTGGTCTAGCTCTAACAAGAATCGATGTTGCTAAGGTAGAGCAGGCTAACGACCAGTTCACAAGGATTAGAGCAATCGGGCGCGGCCTTGCGCAGCAATTAACCGTTCAAGCCGCTCCAGCTGTTGGGTTGCTCGCTGAAAAGTTTGTCGGTGTAGCCAAAGAAGCTGGCGGCATGGGCAATATTGCTCAGATGGTAATCACTAAGATTGCTGGTGGAGTCGGAATGATCGGCGACTTCTTTAATGGTCTTAATGCCGTTTGGCAAGGTTTGAAAGTTGGCTTCGTTGGTTTCGGTACATTGGTTGTGACCGTCATCGAAGGAATGTTCGACGGGCTATCAGCATTTACTCAGTCATTTGCAGAGAGAATGTTGAGCCCGATTAGATTTGCTCTAGAGTTTGCTGCACAGTACAGCGATACGGCGAAAGAACAGTTAGCGTTAATCGATGGATTCGTCGATAAGATAGGTTTCGAAGCTCCAGAAGCAGTTAGAAACGCAGCTGCATTCATGAGAGATCAATTAGACTCTGTTAAAGGTTCTTTTAACGAAGTAGCTATGGGGCCTTACCCATCAGATACGATTGCCCAATTTTTCGACGAAGTGAAACTTATCAGTTCTGAAAGTGCTGAAGAGCTAATCAAGAATTCGCCTGTTTCGATATTAAATATCGATGAAGCTAAGCAAGAAGTTATTCTCGAAAACCAGAAGACGCTAAACGATAAGCTTAGAGCCGAACAGCAAAAGCATTTCAATAAGTATGGAAATGTCGTCAAACTTTTCAACGACTGGGAAGTTAAAACCACTGCACAAAAAGCCGGTGCAATCATTCAAATAACTAAAGGGCTCGCTGGTCCTTTAGTTAACGAATCGAAGAAAATGTTTAACCTGATGAAGATTGCACGCATTGGTGAAGCAATCATGAATACCTATGCGGGTATTAATCAGGCAATGGCTAGTCTCCCTTATCCTTTCAACATTGCAGCTGCGACCGTAGTCGGTGCGATGGGCTTTGCAAACGTCGCAGCCATTAAGAAACAAAAGTTTCGCTCGGCGGGCTCGGCTGTATCCGTAGTACCAATCGGTAGCGGTATAGGTGGGGGAAGCGCTTTCGGCGGAGGCGGTGCGTCGATACCAACAATTGAAGATCAACGTGAAGCAATCGGCGAGGAAGAAAAGTCGGCAACCGTAGTTAACAACATCAATATTGGTGAAGTCCATGGCAATGATGGACGTCGCGTATTTGAAGAAATACGAGAGTATGTAAGGCAAGGGCAAACGTTGATTGAATCAGGAACCCGTCAAGCTGAAGTGTTAGCAGAGGATGCCGCTTAATGTCTGTCTTCACTTACACTGCTAAAAGGCGAATTGCACCAGGTCATACTGCTGGCGTTCAGTACTCTATTGATATGGGTATTCGCAGTCACAACCCAACCGATATTTATGAAGGTAACCAAGCCTTTTCTGCTTCGCAGAGTAGTACTTCAATTTCAAAGGAAATGATTTACCACAAGATTACTACTAAGCGTTTGAACTATCAGCAAATGCAAGAGTTTAGAGAGTTTCTAAATTCAACTAATGGTAGCGAACCAATTACATTTGATTTGTTTGGCAGCGTAGCGAGTCCAGATAATCCAATTCAAGTTGAAAAGCTATTTGATAAGAAGATAGAGCCTCGTTACATCGAGAATGGTGCTTATCGGTTTACTTTTACTTTGATCGAGTACTTGTAAATATGCGGATCTTTAATGAACGGTTTGAAGCCGCTAATCAGAAAAACTCAAGAGGGCAGCGCGTAGTCATTGAAATTGATTTTAGTGACGATGAAACCGATCTTCATTACTTCCCAAGTCATCCGGATATCTTATTTGAAAATGGTGAGACTGTTACTCAAGGCGTTTTAAGCGATTGGAGTGGGAGCACTCAAAGACTGAACTATGAATCTTCTAATAGCTCAACGGGTACGCTTGATTTCTCGTTGTTAGATTCAGATCAATTAATAACCAACTTATTTCATAGTAAGCGGATTAGCAATAAAGTTCTTTATGATAAGCGTGTTCGATATTGGAGGGGGTATGAAGGCCTAAGCTTCAATGACTTCGAGCCGATCATGACTCAGTATATATCTGAGAATGTTAAGTTTAGAAAGCCAAGCTATTTGCTCAGCTGTAAGGATGCAAATGATAGACTCAATCGAGAAATATTCCTTCCGCTTGAAACGCGTTTAGCTTCGAATCTTCCAATAGGTGCTACCAGCGCACAAGTTTATAACAATGACGATTGGCAGATGATTGCTCGGGATGCTGATTTTAAAGACGCTCCGAACACGACTTGCACTTATATGAGAATCTATGACGACAAACAATTCGAAGTTTGTCGGATAACTGCTATCGATACAAATCTTAAAACGTTCGCAATCGATCGAGGTGTTTTAGGCACGACTGAAATTGATTGGACTTTGCCTAACGATCCAAATGAAGACAAAGGACCAAAAGTTCAGGAGTTCATTTTCTATGAAATGAATTCATTGAAGTTCGCCTATGCAATCATGACCGGAAAACTTATTGGTCAAGGTGCTGCTACTATTCCTAGCCATCATCAGCTCGGAATACCCGAATCAGTTTTTGATGTAAATCAGTTTATTGATGCTGATGCCTTTATTGCTGAAGGCAAAGGGCTCACCAAAACTAATGCCAAGAAATTCATTGAGTCTGAAATCTTCTTCTACTTAGGTCGTCTTTTTAAAGTTGATGGCTTTGGCAATGTGAACGTAAAAAAAGTGGAATCGATTCACAGAGAAGTTGATTCGGTTCGGGTAATTAGAAAAGAAGATATCGTCAAAACTGGTGACCTGGTGTTTGATAGCTCAGCTATGTATAACGCTTTTTCATTGTTCTGGAGTTTCGATTCACTTTTGAAAAAGCCGATTCACAGAAGACAAACCAACTTTAAATATTCAGATTCAATTAATTTCTATAAGAGAGAAAACCTAAAGTCGGTTAAGTCTCGATTGATTAATGGTAGTAGTTCAACGACAAATACCCTGCTAAATGCAGTGAACCTTTTTGCTGATAGATACGCCGGTGATGCAGCAAGATTACCGGTTACGCTTCAACCTTGGCTTAGCGGATTGGAAGTCGGCGACGTCATCACCCTTGAAGACGATCGGATCTTTGACTTGGATACAGGTCAATCGCTTAATCGTTCTATGCAGATCCAAAGCATTCGAGTAAGTAAAAATGAAGGCTTATCAGTTGAGCTATTCGGCTCGACATTTAAGCCGAATCCGATTTCCGATTCAGATGTACGTTCTTTAGCTGACAGCTTTTACCCTAGCGAGGGTACGCTTCTTCCCAACGTAACTGATGGTGTTCTGACAGTACCAACAACTTTAGTTGGTACAACTGACATGAACGCTCCAGCGAGTATCTATTATTACTTAGGTGATTTGACGCTCAATGCACCGCTCACGATTCAGGGCAACGTCCAGCTTCGAATAAGAGGCTTTTTGACCAAGGCAGAATTAATTTCATGCGAAGGCAATGGCTCGGTCATTCAAAACGGATTCCTTGGGACCACTCAGGGTAATCCAGGAACGAATTATTTTGAAGAGACTGGCGGCTATGTCGAGCAAGTCGCACCCGCGCCAATTTGGGAAGGTGAGTTTTCTAGTGCGCCACTTTTAAATTTAATCAACGAAGATGGCACATCGCTTCAAGGCATTCCGTCGAGTCTTCTTGGCACTGGCGGCGGACCTGGTGGAGATATTCAAGTGTTTCCGCAAGTAGGCACACCAGAGTTTGTTCCAGGCGCTAGCGCTGTAGCAGGGGGGGCTGGTTTGCTAGTTATCTGTCGAGGAGCTTCACTAACTGGTAACGGTGCGATAAATATGAGTGGTGCCGCTCCTACTCTCGGCCAGCAAGAATTTTTACCTGAAGTCGGCTTGATAGTTCAGTCGGCTGACAGTGCTCATGGCGCACCAGGTGCATGCATATTTTTGCTTGACGGTGGAACTTCATCTATCCCCAATTTCTCAGGTCGTGTGACTGCGATCGGTGACGGCGGAGATATTAGAGAGAATGCTTGTCGCGCTCAGTTTATTCCACCGCCAAGAGTTCCGATTGCTGATGAATATATCGATGAATCAACGGGTGGAAGTGCACCGCCAAATTATACTTGGATAAAGTATGCGGATGACGCTGCAGGGGCAGGGATTAGCGATAGCCCAGCTGGAAAGACGCATATTGGTTTATCGTTTAATAATTCAACTCAAACCGAAAGTAACAACCCAGTAGATTATCAATGGTCCCAAATCCAAGGCGATCAAGGTGTACCAGGAACACCTGGCGCTAATGGTGAAACACTTTATACCTGGATTAAATACGCTGATGATGTGGCGGGAACAGGTATCACCGACAATCCTTCTGGTAAAGCTTACATCGGTATTTCATACAACAACACGACGCAGACTGAAAGTAATAATCCAGGTGATTACGCTTGGTCAAAAGTTGAAGGCGATCAAGGCGTGCCAGGTCCACAAGGCGATCAAGGTCCGCCTGGACCACAAGGTATCCAGGGTCCACCTGGTGCCAATGGAGATCCAACTTATATTTGGATGAAGTATGCTGACGATGCATCCGGAACGGGAATTTCAGACAGCCCAGTGGGGAAAGCTTATATTGGATTGGCAGTTAACCAAACGTCACCAACTGAAAGTAACAACCCTAATGATTACAACTGGCAAAAAGTAGAAGGTGAACAAGGTATTCAAGGACCTCCAGGAGCGAATGGCGATCCAACTTATATGTGGGTTAAGTACGCAGATAGCATTACTGGTGCTGGACTCACTGATGACCCGACAGGCAAAAGTTACATTGGCCTAGCATTCAATAAAACAACTGCAGTCGAGAGCACTCTGCCAGCGGATTACACCTGGTTTAAAATTGTTGGCGATGACGGCTTAGGCGCAAATCCAATTTTAAACAATACTAGCGATCCAATTGGCGGCGTGACTCATGTTTCTGTTGGTAACGCGATAATAATTAAAGTTTCATATACACGGATTAGAAATGGATCTGTTTCCGGAGCGCCGGTTGCTCCCGTGTTGAATTTGCGAAGAGGTACAACGATTATAGCAAGCTGGCCAATGGAGCGAACGATCGACCCTGAAGTTGGTAGTCAGTTCTGGCAAATTTCGGCGACTGGTGAAGTTTCCGATACTCCTGGCGCTGGCTCAACAAATTACAATGTGACCGTGACTCAAAGTAGCGGCGGTACAGGTTGGAATGATGACTTCGGTTACATCAATACTCGCGAGGAACAATAGCCATGTATTTTATAATCATTGATTCAACAACAAAGAAAATAAAAAGCAATGGTGTACTTCACGATCAAGAAACATTCGACGCACAACCAATCCCCGATGGTTGTGAAATAATAGAATTCCAAGGCGGTATCCGTGGCAAGTATTTTGTCAATGGACAAATGCAGGACGCTCCGCCGAGTTAACTTTTAAATTATAACCTTTAGCGCTTCTATAAATATTTCCCAATACTCCATAAGCTCAGCTGGTGGTTGAACAGCCTGGAGTTCTTCTAAAGTATTCCAGGTTTTTTCGAACAAATCCTGTATCAAGTCCTTAATAGCTTTTTTCGCATCAACGGGAATTGTCTCTATTTTTTCCACAACTTCAGAGGCTTGTTTAACTGGATCTGCTCCTATAGGTACCGAACCAATTGTATGTCTTCCAATAACCACTGTTTTCTCCTATTACTTGTTGTTGTGCAAACTAATCGAATCGCTCGATCTTTCAAACCGCAACGAATCAGCGAGCATAAAATCTCGATCTTTGTATTCGATAATTGGATACACTTTAGTCAAATAAACTTCGCGCTTGCAGTGAGAGCAAGCGTGCAGCCATTGCTTCGGGTTTGTGTCTTCAACAGCAAGATCTAAGGCGAGCCGAAACACGCCTTTCTCGCAAGCTGAGCACTCCATTTCTTTGAGTGTTGCTTGGATTTGTTTTTCAATCATCGGTATCCAGAAAAATGTAGATTATAAAAACAACATTTCTAATATTTTTACCGATAAACTTGAAAAAACGTTTCACGTTTTCTAATATTGGATCAAAGTCTTTCATGCACAATTTTTCTCCTGTATGTTTGATTTTTAAAAGGGGCAGCCGGGCAAGGTTTCGCCCCTTTTTTATTGAATCTATAACCATGTTATTGGTTCCAAACTCGCGGATCAAGTTTCTTTGTAACTATAATCCGATATCACGCAGATATCATAAGTTACAGTGTGGTTGATCTAACGTTCTGATTATAAAGGTTTTTTAGCGAATTCAGAAAAGCATCCAAAAATAGTATATTTTTTCAAAAAATTATTTTTAGATTTATTTTTTCTCTATTCGAGAAAAAACAGCGTTCAAAATTAAATAATATTTTTAAAGAAACTCTGACAAATTAGCGCAATATAATTCTCGACTCGGATGTAAGCTTTTTTACCAGCCAATATCATTTAGATAGTTTTAGTTATGTCTGAATGATGAATCATGGCGAATCCAACAACCCAAGATTTTCGATCGGGTATTAGAAAGATACTTCCTAATTTTGATGGGACTTTTAATAACGCCTATTCAGGCGGTGATAAGCCTAACGCTAGTGCGGCTATCACGGCGGTATTGGCGACCTTAATCACTGCAGGTCCAGCGCCGCTCGGCGTCATGTTTGATGCAAGCGAAACAACGCAAGTTGGTAACCCTAATCCAAAAGAATTTTTGTCTTATCAGATTGACTATGGCGATCCTGGCTCTGTATTAGAAAACCGACCGGGCGTCGACGCTAATCAATCAAACGGGTTCATTGGTCGGCATGTATACAATACGCCAGGTCTGTACACCGCAACGGTGACAGTTACCGATCGATTTGGAAATACGGATTCAGCTACCGTTGATATTACGGTCGAAGATCCAGACGTTTATTACACCGATACCTACATCATGGCCGAGGACGGTAACTTTACTGGTGCTCCATCTCCTAGCGGCGCGGGGGTCGGGAATAACCTTACCACTACAGCTGAACTTGATTCTTTGTTTGCTGCAATGAGCGCAACCAGCCCGCCAACTAGAATATTAATGAAGGGCGGCGTCAGTTCAGTCGTGTTAGATGGGCAGCAACTCGATCCAAGAAATCGCGATAACTATCTGATGCTCGGCTCCTGGGGTACGGGTAAAGCCAGCCTAGTTATGGATTCGATCAAGGATGATTATCTTTTCTTTGGCGACATGCAAAAATTCGTCGTAGACAATGTAACTATCGTCGGTAATTACAACCCAACGGACGGGACCGGAAACTGGGTCGGAGCGTTCTTTGCGCTAGCGAACTCGAATCTAAATTTAACTCATCGATGTAATTTATCGGGCCTCGGTCTCAATCAGTATTACGCTGGAACCGATCCGCTTACTGACTACCACAACATGACTTACGATTGCTCGATCTCTGATTGGGCTGATTATGGCCGACTTGATGCTGGTGGTGAATTCGGTTGCGTCGCTGGTTGCAGTATCAAGCAAAACCCTGCGACTGTTACCTTAGATGGTACAAAAGGAATTGGTAGTCCCGACCATGGGCCAATGAGAATTGCGCGTCCTGCTAGATTTAATATTCAAGATAATGATTTATTCAATAATGCGGGATGGTCAAGCGGTGGCCTAGCTCATCAACCTTGTATTCGCATTGGTACGAGTGCAACGCCTGTTAATACAGTTGTATCAGATAATATTTGCGAGGGTGGTTACAACAATATGGAGCTTGTTGTCGCCAATAGTGGTGTCACTGCCAATGGTGCGACGTCATTAATTATTGAGCGAAACAAGTTCAAAGCTACCGCTAACACAGAAACAGCTTTCACGACGTGCTATGGCGGCTATGTCTTCAGAAATAATCTGATGATTAAATCAGATAACGGTGGACCGCCTTTAGGAACTGGAAGTTATTCAGCGGGAATTATGGCTTACTCTGTGGCCATTAACGATCCGTCGAATCTTTCCGCTGTATCGAAGATCTATAACAACACTTTAATCTCTACGGCGACGACGGTGAACGTAGTCGATCAACTTTCTTTTGTTCGAGTGAACACCGTCTTCACTCAATTCGATTTGAAAAACAATATTGTTTATATCGCTAGCACTGACCCAGCCCAGAGCGGGGGCTTATTCAAAATGCGACACGCTGGCGGAATGGCAAACGTCAGTGAAGATAACAATATTCTTTACGCGCCAGACATAACAACTTTTGTTGATGACAATGGAAGTTTCCAAACACTTGCAGCCTGGAGAACAGCATCTTCTCAAGGTGCTAGTTCCAGCACCGCCGATCCTTTGTTTGTTGATCCAGCGAATGAAGACGGCGCACTTCAAACGACAAGTCCGGCGAGAAATTCAGGCTTAGTTCTAGACGGACTAATCAAAGATTTAAATCAGGTTAACCGGGACAGTCAGCCAGACGTCGGCGCGGTTGAGTATGTTTAATTTTAGAGGGTAGGAAAATGTTTAAACCTTGGATTGCAGAAACTTTTACCGGTGATGGCGCGACTATAACTTTAACCGGTGCGCTGAGCGCTCGGCATATTACATTAGCTCAAGCAGGCTTTGGCCAGGATGATATTTTTGCTTATTCGATAGTGGACAATAATGAGGTCATTAAAGCCGAAGGTATTGGGTCATTTGATCTAGCGAATAGCCGAGCTGTTCGTAATGACATGATAACTTGGGACGGCACCGTCTATGACGAAACACCAGATGGTCCAGTTCCTTTAAGTAGTCCGACTAATCCTCACACGATTTATGTGACGCCAATCAGTCAGTCTATTTATCAGACTCATGGGTTGGCGCTCGATAAATATATCTTAACCTCATCAATCGGTGCTCATAACGCTGCTTATGGCTCATGGGTCGCAAACACAGTTTTCTTTACTCCGTTTTTTCCCAAATGTCATGAGCGTTTTACGACTCTCGGAACTCGACTACGTGCGGTAACGGCTGGTGCAAACATCAAGCTAGGTGTGTGGAGAGAAAAGAACGGCTTACCTTTTGGCTTACCCATTGTGACAACAGGCGATTTGTCTGGCGCCACGTTAGGAGATGTTGAAGGAATCATTTCTGGAGGTTTTCACTTTACTCCGAGAAATCACTTTTGGGGTGTCATTGTTGATAACGCTGGTTGCCAAGTTGAATTTGGGACTTCGATTTCAGAACAGCTCATTGGCAGTGAGGACACATATAGCAACGGAACTACACCGGTTGCGTTCTTAACTTGGGCGCCAACTTCATATGCAAATGCATTTACTGAAGCACCGCCAACAACCAAAGCAGGATTCGGAGTCGGCGGAGTTGTTCGAGTTCCATTCGGTTACGCGAAGAAATAAAAAATGAGTATAGGATTATTTTCAATTGGATTAACTGCTATCGGTTTAGGTGTCGCTCCGGCACCACAAACACCAACAGTTAATGGCGTTATCGACGTAGCACTAGATGAAGTGCAAGCTTCATTCAGTGGCACTGTTACGCAATCGACACCTGCTATCAACTCATCATCTTCAATCGGATTGAGTTCAATTGGTATGCAGGCAATTGGTGTACCTGGCCAACAAGCGGCACAACCTGGTAGTCATACAATTGATACTTATCCAACCGATATCGAATTCAATGGCGTTAACTACAACTATTCGACATCCGGACTCGGTGCTATCACTTCATTGACGCTTGATGATAGTGGCGGTAATGGACCGATCGCATTAACAACTTTTACTGACACGACTTTCAACGGACCAAGCCTAGCGGATGCAATCAGGCCGTTGGTTGGTTCGGTAACTTTGACGGCTTCTGATGGTACGAACTCAGCGAGCCAATCAATCAATTTGAATCCAGCTTCATCTTATACGCTTGTGACTATTCAAGCGGGATTCTCAACAGATCCATTGTCTTGGATATATGACTGGCAAGGTACGCCACAAGTCGGCATGCAAGCCCAATTTGTGACAGCGGATTTTAATTCGATTGATGGTCTTGGCAACTTTGAAAAAGTTGGACCTGGTGCATCAACTGGTTACTTGACCGATCCCGCTGATAACCAAATGTATTCGTTCGACATCATCACCGGTCCGTCTGTTGAAGGTGTTATTGATGTCAATCTCGAAGAAATCCAATCTTCTTTTACTGGCAATGTTAGCGGCATCACCCCAACGGTATCTGGTGCCATCAGTGTGGCGTTAGAGGAAATACAGGCGTCATTCGCCGGTTCGGTTTCAGGCGTCTCTCCGACTGTGGAAGGTGGCATCTCTGTGACACTCGATCAAGTTCAAGCGAGCTTTACTGGACAGGCGAGAGGGCCAGCTACAACAGTCTCCGGAAGCTTCAATATCACCTTGGAAGAAGTAACCGCCAGCTGGTCAGCAGAATTCGAATTCCAAGACCTAGAGATTGTTGGCTGTGTCAATTTTAGCGAGGACATGAATTCATGATCATTATGGATGAAAACAATCAACGTTTTGTCGTTCTCTCTAAAAAGCGATTAGGTGGAACAGTAGAACTCGAGTTCTTTACACCAAACAGCTGGCAGTTTACTCGACCGGCTAGCAAGTTGAGTCAGTCAATCGAGCAAGATGGCGTCACTTATGAAGGTGACCAGGTTATCTATTTCGATCGAGGACCAACCGATTTTGAAATCGCGGGGGTCTGGCGAGTTCGAATTATTCATACGCAGGGTTCCAAAAGAACCAAATCCGAATTTATTAACTTTGTTGTAGGGGAATAACATGAGACTTTCAACAGCATGCAGAAACGACGGAATCGCTGCAATAGGCGCGCGATTCAACAACGGTACTTTACAGTTCAGAGTAGGGGCTGCACCAGCTAATGTTGGCGACCCATTATCAGGTGTTTTATTGGGCACTTGTGGCTTTCAAGCAACGGCTTTTCAAGCGGCTGCGAATGGTGGTATTACGGCCAATACAATTTCAAGCGATGTCGACGTTGACGCTACGGGCACATGCGGCTATGCAGCAGTGCTTGAATCTGATGGAACAACCGTTGCAGCACTCTTAAGTGTCGGTTTGACGGGCTCTGGCGCGGACATTGAGCTAGATAGTTTAAGCTTTGAAGCAGGTGGAGTAGTCAACATCACGGGCGGTAATTTGACGCTTCCTATTGGCTCTTGAGATTATCCATTAGTTTTATGAGCTAAGCCCCTAATATAACTGGGGTTTGGTGATAAACTCAAAAGAGCTGCTAGTTAAAGCGGTGTATAAAATACAATCAATTTATTATTGCAAAGTGAGATTAAAAATGACTACAATTCTATTATATATAACATTATTATTTGGCTATAACGCGGATGTTCAAGCAGAAGTTAAAAAAGAAGATCCTGTCATTAGCACATTAGGGAGCGCTGGAGGCGGTTGCCCCGGTGGTCGTACTTGCGACAAAGACGACGGGTAGCAACATGGGGATTGAATGGAATCATATATTAATTTAGGACTATGTTTCTTGCTCGGCTTAATAGCCGGGCTTTTTGTTTGCCGCGGCTTCGGTCGTCGGCAGCTTATCATTTCTTTTATTCTCCTTCTCTGGACACCCTCATTCATAATCTATGAAGACTTTTACAATGCTCCTAAGAGCTGGTGGTCTTGGTGGCCTTACTGGATCGTCTATTCTGGCGCTATCATGGTATTTATCTGGAAGTTAGAGCAGATATCTAAGGCATTTGAGAATTTTGTAAATAAAAAACTTATAAAGTCAGGGAAAAAGTGGAGGCTCAATAAGTACAAAGTCAACCGTCATCAAATCATGCAAGAGCGAGTTTTGGTTGCATTATGCATGGTTAGTATCAGCACTGTTTTTATTCAGATGGTTTTGGCTACTGGGTTCGAGTTCTATGGCTACTCAGTGATTCATGACTTTGTCGAAGGTGCTGTTCTGATAATGATGGTTTTCTTACTAGCGAAACCTGGTGTTGATTTGTGGGCCTCTAAAATAGAAAGTAAAGGAAAAAATAATGAAGAAGGTCGGGATTTGGGCAGTACTCACGCTCACCGTTCTATCTCTGGCAATAATCGCTGAGCTAACTATTTTAAATATCATTGCGACAGGTTTTGGCCTGGTGATGCCTATATTCTATTTAGGCTACATCCTGGTTAAGTACCATGGCGCGCAGTATGAATTTGAAACGGTTACCGAAAATGACAAGAATTTCGAACTCATTGTTAATGAGGATTTCGAAGATCGACGGGTCGAAAAGTTACCACCAAAAGAGCTTTTAATGGAGTTACTTAAACTTGATCAAGAAGCCTCAGAAATTAACGCTACAGATCAAAACGACTTTGTGAAAGCAGGTAAGATACTCGATCTAAAAGTTAAGCGCAGAGAACTCCGGAGCCAGTTTCCAGAGTTCTATCAAAATGAAATTGAATTTAAAAAGAAAGAAGTTGAAGAGAAGATCACGAAACAACGCGAAGTATTTTCTTGGCGAGATCATGAACGCGGCGAGTGATTACGTAACCTTCATTCACAACACCTCTATATAATTCAACTGTTAGTTTTCGTCTTTGCTCTGGTGTGATATCGGTTAATCCTTCCTCAAGTATCGCATCATCGACCATCTTGATTACTTCGTTAACCATTAGCTCATCACGGCTACCGGTGTATTGCTCGAAAATGTTCTCGAGTTCTTCTTGGGTTGCTTCATGAGAATTTTCTAGCTTGCCCCCGTGGCCAAGGTTTTTGATATCTAGAATGTCTGCAGAGCCGAACAGCTCAAACGTTCCCATGTGGCCAAGCGATAGTTTTTCAGCGTCTTCATAGCCCAATTGGCAATGGTAAACTTTATAATCGCGCAGTAGGTTAAGAGCTGATTGGCCAACCGGTCCGCTAACAACTTCACAGCTTATATATTTAAGAATAACGCCGTTGCTGTTTTCTCTTTCCATATCAATGGCAAATATAAAGGTAATGACATCATAGCCAGAAACTAGAAATATTTCGTAGCCGCCGTCTTCTAAATGTGTATTGAGTTCTTCGTAGGTATCTTTGGGGGAGGTTGTTCTGAGGACGTTATAAGGAGAGCCGTAGCCACCATGTAACCAAGTTAAGCTGCAATTTTCTTTATGCATTATCCTGGTGAGGATGTCATTGTTAATCGGTTTGCCCGAAAAAATTCTGGACGTAGTTCCTCTATTCAACCCCAAAGAGTCGCCAAATTCGGTTTGAGTTCTACCTTGCAATAGCTCAGTTAGACGCGATTTTGTCATGTTTGAGTCTTTTTCGTCGTTTTTTATCAAATTATGTTGCATATATTAACATGTTAATATAGGATGCTCAACAAGACCTTAAAATATTAACATATTAATATGATTATTAAGATGTTAATAAAAATGACCTCGAATCGTTATCGTTTATTAATAAGTTAATATGATGGTCCGCTATCTGAAGGTAACTGAAAAGCTATCACAGGTGGTTAAAAGATGAAAATAAATTGTTTTCATGGCTGTTAAAAAGGATTTTGTGGCCAGAGCTTCATAGAGGAATGTATGGAACAAGATCTAATCAAGGATTATCCAGTCGATATCGGATATCAGCTGGACTCACGGTTGGGAAAGTTAGGCCAGGGACGGCGCTTTAATGAGCATGCTGAGTTGTTAGACATCATAGAAGATGTCGCAGTTTTTGAAATCGATGTGCTTGGAAGTAACGATGAAGGCTTAAAAACAATTAGAGAGATACTAAAACTTAGGAGCAAGGACCATGGAAATTAGTCAACCAGTCACAACCGCATTAACCGAGCTTGAGCGTTTAAAACATGTATGCCTCAACAAAGGATATACGAATAGATTAGACGATATAGCGTTCTTAAGAGGCTTCTTACTTGGTTTGAATAAAGGGGCAGAGCATAAGGTGTTAAATGCTCTTAAGAATGTATTGATGATCGAAGCAGAGAAAGCGATCAAACCAGAAAGTCACACAGCATTAATGATGACCGCGATTTCAAATGCATTATTTATCGACGGTTATTTAGAGCCATTGCAGGAAGCAAGCTAACCAGTTCTCACTTTGTGCCGTCGAAAGGCGGCTTTTTTTTGAGATTGACAATTCGCAGGGAAAGCGTTACTTTAAAAGTGCACTGGCAAAATCCAGTGCCGTGATTAGCCTCATGAAACGAAACTACAGAGCGCACAAGTGCTCAATCGAAGCGCTTTTTTTGTGCCCGCAATTTATGGCGGGCTGTGCGGGAGCATCTTCGGATGCGCCGGGTGCTCTGTGACCGGTAAGGCTAATCCTGTACAGTTCGCCACCCAATTTTTTAGCCTAAATTGGTTGGTGATTCCTGAAAACCAAACGCAGAGGGATCCGCCATGGATGCACAACTTCTTTTAGATATGGCAAAAGCACGCGCCAACGCACTTTCTTTCCTTACCGCTGAAATCAAAGAAAACGAGACCGTCTCAATAACTGGCTTTGAGTTATTCGCTTTAGTCGAAGCAATCAGAGAGCCTTTAGAACAGGGGATTGATCAACTCAAGCAGGAGGATAAGTCATGAACGAATTGACTTTAAACTCTGAACTTAAGATGAGTAGTAGAGAAATTTCTAAGCTTACCAATAAGCGCCACGCTAATGTGAAGCGAGACATCTTACACATTCTAGATGAGCTAGGTTTTAATGTGCTCAATTTTGAGCACATTTATTTTGATGCTAGGAATCGCAAGCAAACCGAGTATCTTCTAGATCAAGAACTCACAATGACCCTGGTGTCTGGCTACTCTATTAAACTCCGCAATAAGGTAATCAAGCGCTGGATGGAACTAGAGCAGAATCACCGCAACAATAATGTGGTGTCTGATTTCCTGATATCGATAGATAACCGCATGAAGTCACTCGAGAAGATGCAGGTTCAAATTAACGATCGAATGTCTCAAGTAAACCTTTTGAGTGACTATCAATCGATTAGAGCTTTTACTTCCAAGCGGGGGATTAAGCTCGATTGGAAAGGCTCAGTCGCTATGGCCAGAAAGGCAATGCAACTGTGTAAAGAGAAGGGCAGGGATGTTGTTAAAATACCGGACGAGCGATTTGGGCAGATCAATAGCTATCCGGTTGAGGTGCTCTATCAATTAATATGAGAAAAGCCCTTCGGGGCTTTTACTTAGTATCGTAATTTTTACTCCGACAAGAGTGTTTGAGAGAGCGCAGTTCCTTGAGTTTTTTCTTAAGTCGCTCACCTTCGCTCGTAGTGTATCCAGCTCGAAGGTCTTCTCGAACCTCAGATATCCGTTTGTCGAGGCCTTTACACTTTTTAGGTGTTACATCCGAATCATCAGCTGCGATTACTATTTGTGCAAACAGTAGGCTTGATAATATTGCAGAAGTTGTGGTTCTCATGGTTATCCGTTCCAATAAAAAACCCGCCAATCGGCGGGTTTAGAGAAATTTAGTTCTATGCAGCTTTTTTCTTTTTCATTCCGCTGCTACTTCCGTCTGGGCCATCCCAGTTAAACCAATGACACTCTGACAGTTCTTTGGTGGATTTTTCTGAGAATACCCTATTTAAAGTTTTAGTTAGATGTTCTTTTAACATCTTTTCTGTCTTATTTAGTTTTGTCATATCCGTCTCTTTTATGCTCTGTCTATTATTAACCAACCCGCTTGCCTCTTGAGAGTCATTCCTGTCTTTTTTGGGTCATTAGCCAGTATTAATGCAGGAAACAAACCTTGATTTAGTAATTCAGTGCTACCGAAAACTTTCAATTTACAGTCTTTACTATTTTGTGCCTCTCCGAAGGACTTTACTATTGCATAATTAATAGTTTCTACTATGTCTTCGAGTATATCTCGGCTTATATCATCTTTTTCTCGAATAATTAGTGGAGGTTCAAGATGAAGAGTTAAAAATTTGTATGAAGGATCTCGCCCTCTAGAAGCGTCTGATAACTCAACTAGAGCAGTAGGAGCTCCATTCTTCTTTAGAACCCACAAACTAGCTGGGTCATCACGCTCTACGATTCTTTCACATGTCATAAAGATTCGATGTTCAAGATACTCTAGAAAATCCGAATCATCAATCTCATTTAGCCAAGTATCCTTAATTTGTGATAATTCATCACCAGTGCTAATTTTAGTTAGTTCCCAATCCATGTTAACTCGTACATGTGTTCAAAAGTTTCGCTACGCTAACTTAAGAACATATATAAGTCAACAACTATGGTTATAGAATAAAAGAACACAAAAATCAATCCGTGTTATGGTTAACAAAAACCGATATCCGTTCTAAAACACCCATGTTATATAGACGTACGAGGGCGATAAAGTTTCCAGTTATAAGCGCTAAATTAAGTTAGAAAATGTTTCAAATTTCTTAATTGACAACGAATCGTAATCAAAATTGGTGGCCATTTGGTGGCCAAATCCAGTCCGACCAGTTCCTTTTGGGTCCGTTTGTAAAGTTTTCTAAATTGCCCTGAAGGCCACGGAATACGGCGGATTGAGCGGCTAAACCGGCTCTATCCGGTTGATAACAATTTGTTATCAAGTTGGGTTCGAATCCCTGTCTCTCCGCCAGATATAAAAACCCGCCTTATTGGCGGGTTTTTTGTTTCTCGAGTTCGACCATACGATCAGCCATCCCACTTCTCGCGCGCTAGTATTACACCGTCAATTAGTCTATATAAATAAGACCTATCACCCATAACCAAATGAGAAGTAGATGGAGTTTCCCGCGGATTTTAAAGGCCTAGGTTGTAATCAGTGTTTGAATGCTAATCCCTTGAGCTTCGTTATCACAATGGCATACCAGCCGATTGTTGATGTGTCGACTCAATCGATATTTGCTTATTAGGCCCTTGTCAGAGGCCGGGATGGGGCTGGTGCTGGTGAGGTCTTATCGTGGGTAGATGATAACAATCGTTATAGTTTTGACCAGACTTGCCGTGTAAAAGCCATACAAATTGCCTCGGAGCTGGGTATTCAGAGTAAGTTGAGTATCAACTTTTTACCCAATGCTGTATACAAACCTGAAACTTGTATTCGCGCTACCATTGAGGCCGCAGACAAGTTCGACTTTCCAATCGATAAGATTATATTTGAGGTGACTGAGGCCGAACCAGTCAGGGATCCGCAGCATTTACAAGGAATATTCGATGCCTATCAATCAAGAGGCTTTATTACGGCGATAGACGATTTTGGAGCTGGATTCGCAGGTCTCAACCTGCTTAGTCGATTTAAACCAAACATTATTAAAATCGATATGGATCTCTGTCGCGGCATTGCGGAAGATGAGACAAAAAAAGCAATTACAGCTGGCATAGTCAATACGGCCAGAGCCCTCAAGGTTGATGTAATCGCAGAAGGGATAGAGGAGCTCGACGACTACAAGGTACTTGCAGATTTGGGCATAAAGCTATTCCAAGGCTATTTATTCGCACGCCCCGAAATCGAGAAACTCCCGGTACCCGATTTTTCGTTATTTGAGTGACTTATTAATAATAAAATTAATTAAGAATACTTATAAATAAAATTAATGACAGGCAACATTAAGCTAATCACTCACGACCCGTTGAATAAATCTTTCATTAAACTTAATTGAATGTAGGATATTCGCTACTTGCGTTGTAGGTTAATTGTTGTATTACGCCATTACGCCTGTCTGGATTCATTTAGTTTCTAAATAATAATCTGTGGTCAGCATTAGCTGGAAAAGTCTTTGGAGGGCAGACTCTGGAGAAACTCCACGACCGTGCTTAGTATTTGCCAGACATGAGTACTCAAGGGCTTTAAGTTTATCTAGCACCCCTAGCGACGCTACTTCAATCTCATACTCAGAGTACTCTAGAGGCTCATTGTTTTTAATGTGTTGTTTATAAGCTTCAAACCTATGAAATCCATCTAATATCTTAAGACCCTCAGGGGACTCTAAGACGGTTATACGCTCCAGGGACTGTCCTTGATCCAATAAGTCGGTTAGCCGTTTTATAGAATCTAAAGATTCAGGTGAGCCAATATCAAACCGCTTTTGGAACTCTGAGTCAGCTTGAAGCTCTTGGAACTTGATTGTTAAGGTCTTTGAAGGTAACTGCATATTAAATATCCCTTGAAATCAACCTGGTGGGCTCTGAGTCAACCTTGTAATGTTATTGTTAGCAATCATGCGGCTTAGCGAGGAGAATTAGTCGGGGTTCTTGACTGATTGAGTACGACTTTTCATCTTAGCTGGGCGCTGAATTGAAGTTGATTATAGAGGGACAATGCGTCTAGTGGAATCGTCTGTGTTAATTCAATGCATTGGTTCTCATCTCATAGGTTCTTAAGTTTGCAACGGGCCTTGCATATAGAAATCTAACTATTTTGTTAAATAACGTGATCAATATGAGCGTTTTTGCTTCTAAGTGAACATAATTAAGTTATTGGATCAAATTAAACTAGGTTTAACTTACACGAATAATTAGGCTTTATGGCAGGCTTTGACTCATGAAAAGTAACCGGGTTGTAAATGTATCCAGTTTTAGCTGGTACGGCAAAAGATGATGTAAAGTGAAATGCAAACATGCTGTAAAGGTCGATAAAAAGCAGCTTGATCCGAAAAGCCTTGAGAAATATATTGAAGATATTAGGGGGACTGAACAGGTTAGGACTTTGGCGAGCACAACCTGTCAGCCACATTGTTCAAAGCAATTTTGAGTATTTACTATGAACGAAGATTTTAAAATAGAGCAAACCAACAAATTAATCAAGACCGCCCACAAATATCCAAATGGGATGAAGTGGATAATCGGCGTGATTGTATCTTTATCAATTCCAATAATGGCCTGGAAGTTTGAAAATATAGTGGCTCTAATCGAGGTTTTTAAAACATAA